CCGAGCATCGACAAGAGAGCGAACATGCAACTGTCTGAACATTTCGAACTGGCCGAGTTTCTGGTCTCAGAAACGGCGGCTCGCCGTGGCATTGCCAACGAGCCCACACCCGAGGTCATCGAGAACTTGCGTCGGCTGTGTCAGTCGGTACTGCAGCCGCTGCGCGTTCACCTCAAGCGCCCGGTGGTGATCACCTCCGGCTACCGCTCGCCAGCGCTGAACCGCGCCATTGGGGGCAGTCCGACCAGTCACCACATGCAAGGGCGTGCGGCTGACCTCATCGTGCCAGGTATGACGCCGTTGCTCGTGTGCCAAGCCGCCCACCAGTTGAAGCTGCCCTGCGTGCAGATCATTCACGAGTTCGGACGGTGGACCCATCTGGCAGTGGCGATCTCGAATGAGCGCACCCAGTTGCTCACGGCCAAGCTGAACCAGGGCAAGACCGTCTATGAAACGGGGTTGGTCCATGTCTGAACCCTGGCTATCCACCCATATCGAGCGCTGGCCCACCGAGAAACTGGTGCCCTACGCCCGCAATGCCCGTACCCACTCAGAGGAGCAGGTGGCGCAGATTGCGGCATCCATCGTCGAGTTCGGGTTCACCAATCCGATCCTGGCGGGGTCCGATGGCGTGATCGTGGCGGGCCATGGACGTCTCGCCGCCGCGCAAAAGCTCGGTCTGGATACCGTGCCAGTGGTCGTGCTCGATCACCTGACGCCCACCCAGCGACGTGCCCTCATCATTGCGGACAACCGCATTGCAGAAAACGCCGGCTGGGACGACGCCATGCTGCGCATCGAGTTGCAGTCGCTGCAGGAAGATGGATTCAATCTCGACATCACCGGCTTCGATGCCGACGCGCTGGCCGAGATCATGGCGGGCGAAGAGACCACGGTCGATGGCAATACAGATGAGGATGCCATTCCAGAACTGAGCGAAACAGCCATCAGCCGACCCGGTGACGTGTGGATTCTTGGCAATCACCGGCTGGTTTGCGGTGATGCTACGCAGCCATTCAGCTACGAGCAGTTGCTCGCCGGGCAACGCGTTCAGATGATCTGGAGCGACTTGCCCTACAACGTCAACTATGCCAATAGCGCGAAAGACAAATTGCGTGGTAAGCACCGACCTATCCTGAATGACAACTTGGGCGAGGGTTTTTATGACTTCGTCTTCGATGCGCTCTCGCTGATGTTGCCCCACTGCGATGGCGCGGTCTACATTGCGATGTCCTCCAGCGAACTTGACACGCTACAAGCCGCGTTTCGCGCGGCCGGTGGAAAGTGGTCTACGTTCATCATTTGGGCCAAGCACACCTTCACCCTGGGCAGAGCGGATTACCAGCGTCAATACGAACCGATCCTGTATGGCTGGCCGGAAGGCAGCAGTCGGCATTGGTGTGGCGATCGCGATCAAGGTGACGTCTGGAATATCAAGAAACCTGCCCGCAACGATCTTCATCCCACGATGAAACCTGTCGAGTTGATGGAACGTTCAATCCGCAATTCGAGCCGACCAGGCGATGTGGTCCTCGATTGCTTTGGCGGATCCGGCAGCACGCTGATCGCCGCTGAGAAATCGGGGCGCCGCTGCTTCATGATGGAGTTGGAGCCGAAGTACTGCGATGTCATTGTTCGCCGTTGGCAGGAATTCAGTGGCGGCAAGGCTATCTCTGAATACAGCCAACGCGTCTTCGACGAGGTCACAATCCAGGAGGCTCCGGCGTGATCAGGCAGCTCAGCTTCTTGGATGTGGCTGAGCCCAAGGACCACGGCTTGATCGACGAAAGTGCTGTTGTTCGGCACCACAACCTGCGGGTCAGCGCCGAAATGGAGATTGGCCGAGCGGGTGAGTATTTGGTGATGGCAGATTTGCTGCTCAATGGTTGGGTAGCGTACCCGACATCACAAGGCGTGCCGTATGACATTGCTGTTGACATCGGCCAGCGGGTGATCCGGGTTCAGGTGAAATCCACCAAGACGCCCAAGACACCCGGTTCGCTCAACCGCGGCTCTCCGCTGTATGTGTTTCACACCCGTCGAGCTGGAAAAGGTGGGCGACGGCGGTACAGCAGCGATGATTTTGATGTGCTGGCATTGGTCGCCCTGGATCGCCGGCTGATTGCCTACTATGCATTGGCCGATACCCACAACGATTGCATTGCGCTGCGCGTACCCGGGGTCCGCTATGGTGATGGTGGCGTCAAGTGCCGCTACTTTGAGGATGCGAAATTCGAATTCGCCCTGGATAGCGTTTTGATGAGACAACGACAGGAGGCATTGTTCGCCTCCTGAGTCCATGTCAATGCTCGGTGCGTTTGAGGTCGCGGTAGAAATTCTCGTGCGGGCCAACCATCAGCAACTTGAGCGTGTTCTCATCCAGAATGCGGTAGGCAAGCAGGCACAGCAGGTTGCCCATGCGGAACTTGTAAACCTGCACGCCAGCCAGATCGCCGACTTTGGTTTCACCGGCTTCCGGCTGGCCGACAATGGTTCGAACTGCCTCGTCAAGCGCGGCTTTTTGCTGCTTGTGCAGCTTTTTAACGGCGCGCTCGAAGGTCGGTGTGACAAGGACGCGCATCAGCCGAACTGGTACTCACCCACGGGTTCTTCCTGGTCAGCGATCAGGATGTCGCGGATGACGCTGAACGGAAGATCGGGGTTTTCTGCGGCGATCTTGCCGATCTGAGACCAGTATTCGATTTGCTTGGGCACCGAGCGGTGCTCGATGGTGCCATAGCGCTTGGCGGTCTCAACCAAGGCTTCGGGCAGTTTGACATTGATGGCCATACGAACCTCCTTTGAATGGGTCTATGATAGCCCATAAGGGACCAAAATGGAACATGTGCTGTCAGTCGGCCAGGGCCTCTTCGACAATCTCGCAGTGAATCACAAAGCCCGTCAGGTAAGGCAAGCCCTTGGGAATCCCGTGCTGCTTGCTGGTCAGGCGACCGATGCTCCAGCCCATCCAGCGTTGGGTGGCGGCGTGGATCGCCTCCTGCAGATTGGCGCCGGCGTGCAGACCGTTGAGCACATCGTCGGCAAAGTGGCGGCCATGGCGGCTGTCCAGGAAGGCGCGCACCGATTCGAGGGGCTGGAAGGTGGCGTCCGAAATCGCCGTCATCGCGATCGGCCAAGCTGCTGCGGCTTGATCATTCATCGTGCCCCAAAAGCCCCAGGCTTCGTTCTGGGTGGCAGGGATGTGAGTGGTGGTCATCGTCGGCTCCATGTCTGTGTCTGTTTCTGTGTTGGCGATGACTCCATTGACGCGCTGTAGGGCATGGAAGCCAAGGCATTCTCGATCATTTTTACGGGCCGTGATCATTTCGCGACGCTGGCCAGTTCGGCTTGGGCGTTGGCGATCAGGTCCAGGCGCAGGTTGGGCGTGATGTTGCAGGCAAGCGCATTGAGCGCCCAGTTCATTACCTGCGATTTGTCCTGCAGCGTCTCGGCGGTGTCGAGCCGCTCGATGTAATGGTCCAACTCCCGCAGACTGCGCTCCAGGGTGGATCGGGCGGTGAGCAAGGCGTCTTTGGCCTTTTGCTCGGTCATCTGGCGCATCAGGGTGTCAAGGTCGAGGGTCATGGTGGGGCTTCCGTTCAATCGTTTGGCGATGACCCCATTGACGCGCTGCTGCGATGCAAAGCCAAGGCTTTGATGTAAGAAGATGAACAGCGTGGCGGCAGAGCCACTAGCCCAGCCGGGCCGCGTAGCGGGCGTAGTCGCTGCCAGACGGGTCGACATAGAGGTACGGGCGACCGGGAGCATGGACTTCCACGCACAAACGTCCCTGGCCAACATAGCCACCCTTGCCCGCCAGCCATTCGCGCGAGACCAGCAGGTTGGCGGCAAAGCCATCGAACTCCTCGGGTGTCATGGTCCGTGTCTCGGTGACGTAGACGATGTAGTCGCCGCTGGCGCTCATGTCCTGGAGGTTCTCGGGCTTGCGTGCAAAGGGCAGTCGGATCCCGAGCTGCTCGACTTGAATCGCCTGGCCTTCCCACTGGAGGATCAAGGGGGTGCGTTCAATGGTGATGGACATGCTGGGCATGACGGGCCTTTCTGGTTGGTGTGGTGGTTGGGCTGGTTGATCGGTACATGGGGCTTGCGGCGTTGGCCTGCAAGGCTTCGACGCCCGCCAGTGCCAGGGTCAGCACGGCGTTGTGAAACGCCGCCTCGGCCAAACAGGGCACGAGCCGGGCGTCTTCGAGCAGGCTGTCGATGCTTGGGGCCACCTTGGCCCGCATCGCGGCACACACCGCCTCCTGGCGCGCTGGGCTGGCGCTGCGGATTTCGGGGCAAAGGCTGATCAGGGTGCGAAACGCCTGGTCGGCCAGGCGCTGCCCCAGCTCATCGAGGCGCGCCAAGTTGGGGCGGGCGTTCATGCAGCCTCCGAACTGATAGCGGTAGCGGTGCCTGCGGACTCGATACGGTAAACGCGCTGACCACCTGCCTCCTTGGCTGATGTGATGACCAGCCCCAGGCGTTTCTTGAGCGTGCCGGCCAGGGTCCCGCGTACGGTGTGCTGTTGCCAGCCGGTGGCCTCCATGATCTGCGCGATGGTGGCGCCCTCGGGGCGCTGCAGTAGGCCAATGACCAGGGCCTGTTTGCTGTCGGCGCGGGTGCGAACCGGCTTGCCCTTGGCGGGCTGCTGCCAACTGGCCTCGGCACTGGCGACATCGGCCTCCAGCTCCGGATCGTCCAGCGTGATGACCGGCGGCAAGGCGCCCGGTCGGGGCAGGCCCAGGGCGTCATAACCCTCGGCGGCCACCACCCAGTCATCGCCGTCGGGCGTGATCAGGGCGCGTTTGAACAAGCCTTCGAGCACTTTGGCGCGAGCGCCGCCCTTGATGTGCTCGGGGAACCAGGCGATCTTGCCACCGCTGTCTTGAACGGCGTGCTCCAGGATGGCCTGCTGGTTGGGGTTGAGTGCGGTGGTCATGGTTCCCTCACGCTTGCAGGGTGGCGGCGCTGCCGTTGCCACTGGTTTGATGTGCTGCGGTGACTTTGCGCACGCGGTGCACGGCCTGCTTCGGTGCGCCGCCGGCGGCACGCAGCCCAGCATCAAACGCGGCCTGCAAGGCGCTCTTGACACCCCATACGCTGACGTCGTGAAAGTCCAGGCGGTCACTGTGCTGGGTCACCAACGTTTCGATGAACAGGTGGTCCAGGGCAATCGATTCGAGCAAGAGCTCGACTTCGTCGGGGGAGAGTGCGGTAGGTTGCTTGGGTTTGGCCATGTGGGGCTCCTTGGTGGGTTGCTTGTCAATCGACATCTGCATTCACGCGCTGTGCGCCACAGAAGCCAAGCGCTTTTTAATCCCGGGTGATTCACTCGCCTTTGCCTGACCCCTACCTCCAGGAGGCCACCCACTTGCACTGAGTAGATCAACACCATGGGACTGTCCATTCGCGCCTACGCGCGCCATCGCGGCGTGTCGCACGTGGCCGTCAAGAAGGCCATCGACACCGGGCGCATCAGCCAACTGCCGGATGGCACCATCGACCCGGTGGTGGCCGATGCCCAGTGGGCGGCCAACACCACGCCGACCCGGCGGTCGGTAGCGGACTTGCCCAGCGACAAACCGGCTCCGCAGGTTTCCGCGCCTGCCCGCGAGATTCCCCAGACTTCCGCAGCAACGCCTACGCGCCTGCAACGGGAAGCGCCAGAAGTCCCAACACCAGCCCTGTCGAGTGGCGGCACTTCACTGCTGCAAGCCCGCACCGTCAACGAGGTGGTCAAGGCGCAGACCAACAAGGTGCGTCTTGCCCGCTTGAAGGGCGAACTGGTCGATCGGTCGCAGGCCGTGGCCCATGTCTTCAAGCTGGCCCGTGCTGAGCGCGATGCCTGGCTCAACTGGCCAGCACGCATCTCGTCGCAGATGGCCGCAGGGCTCGGCGTCGATGCGCACGTCTTGCATGTGGCGCTGGACGCTGCGGTGCGCCAGCAACTGCAAGACCTGGGCGACCTGCAAGCCAAGGTAGATTGACCATGGACGAGCTGTATTACGAGGTTGGGACGCCATCGAGCGCGCCTGGCGCGAGGGTCTCACCCCCGATCCGCTGCTGACCGTCTCCGAATGGGCCGACAAGCACCGCGTGCTCTCAAGCAAGGCTGCCTCCGAACCAGGCCGCTGGCGCACCAGCCGCACGCCCTACCTGCGCGAGATCATGGATTGCTTGTCACCCATGTCGCCAATTGAGCGGGTGGTGTTCATGAAAGGCGCACAGGTCGGCGGGACCGAGCTGGGTCTGAACTGGGTGGGCTACGTGATCCACCACGCCCCAGGTCCGATGATGGCGGTGTGGCCCACCGTCGAGATGGCCAAGCGGGCCTCCAAGCAGCGCATTGACGCGCTGATCGAGGAAAGCCCCGCCATCCAGGAGCGCATCGCTCCGGCGCGCAGCCGCGATTCGGGCAACACCATCCTCGCCAAGGAGTTCCATGGCGGCGTGCTGGTGATGACCGGCGCCAACAGTGCGGTGGGCCTGCGTTCCATGCCGGTGCGCTACCTGTTTCTCGACGAGGTCGACGGCTATCCGTTGGATGTGGAAGGCGAAGGTGATGCGATCTCTCTGGCCGAGGCGCGAACCCGCACCTTTGCCCGGCGCAAGATCCTGATCGTCTCAACCCCGACGATTGCCGGGGCCAGTGCGGTCGAACGCGAGTTTGAGGCATCAGACCAGCGAAGGTACTTCGTGCCGTGTCCGCATTGCGACCACCGCCAGTGGCTGCGGTTTGAGCAACTGCGCTGGGAGCGGGGCCAGCCGGAAACGGCCGCCTACATCTGCGAAGGCTGTGGTGAACCGATTGCCGAGCACCACAAGACCTGGATGCTGGACAACGGCCAGTGGCAGGCGTGTGCGCCAGAACAAGCCGGGCGCACGGCGGGGTTTCATCTGTCGAGCCTCTACAGCCCGGTGGGCTGGCGCAGCTGGATCGAGATCGCGCGGGCTTGGGAGTCGGCAGCCATGTCCGATTCCCGCTCGGCCTCGGCCATCAAGACCTTCAAGAACACCGAACTGGGTGAGACCTGGGTCGAAGAAGGCGAGGCGCCGGACTGGCAACGATTGCTGGAACGTCGCGAGGACTACCGCATCGGCACCGTGCCCGCTGGCGGTCTGCTGCTGACTGCCGGTGCCGACGTGCAGAAGGACCGCATCGAAGTCTCGATCTGGGCCTTCGGGCGGGGCAAAGCCGCATGGCTGGTGGAGCACCGGATCCTGATGGGCGACACGGCGCGAACCGAAGTTTGGTCGGCTCTCGCCAAGCTCATGGGAGAGACCTGGACCCACAGTTCGGGCTGCCATTTGAGTCTAGCGCGCCTGGCCTTGGACACCGGCTACGCCACCCAGGAGGCCTACGCCTTTGTACGCAGCGTGCGCGATGCGCGGCTCATGCCGATCAAGGGCATTGCTGGAGGTGCAGCGCTGATCGGCACGCCCACAGCGGTAGACGCCACCGCCAGCGGCAAGAAGCTGCGCCGTGGCATCAAGGTGTTCCCGGTGGCCGGCAGCATCGCCAAGCTGGAGTTCTACAACAACCTGCGCAAAAGCGCCGAGGTGGCCGAAGACGGCATCACGCAGATCTATCCGGCCGGTTTCGTGCACCTGCCCAAGGTCGATGCCGAATACCTGCAACAGCTCTGTGCCGAGCAGCTGATCACCCGGCGTGACCGCAACGGCTTTGCCCACCGCGAGTGGCAAAAGATGCGCGAGCGCAATGAGGCACTCGACTGCTACGTCTACGCCCGGGCGGCGGCTGCGGCGGCAGGACTGGACCGGTTCGAAGACCGGCACTGGCAAGAACTCGAAAAACAACTCGGCACCGACCCACCAGTCGTTGCCCAACAAATCACAACCCCCGAGGCCACCCAAGAACAGCGATTCGACGGTGGCCTCAGCACTTCTGGCAGCACGCCAGCGCCCGCTCGGCGCGTGGTGCGCAGCCGATGGATGACTTGAGTGAACAAATAAGCATGACCTACACACCAGAACACCTGCAGGCCCTGCGCGAAGCCCTGGCCAGCGGCGAACACCGCGTGACCTACGAGGGCAAAAGCATCGAGTACCGCAGCGTGGCCGATCTGAAGGCGGCGATTGCAGAGGTCGAAGCCACCATGGCCCGTGAATCCGGCGCACCCAAATCGCGCCAGATCCGTGTCGCCACGAGCAAGGCACTCTGATGGCCTGGTTCAAAAGTCTGCGTCGCCGCATGTTCGGTGGCACGCCGGTCTATGACGGCACCGGCGGCGGGCGGCGCGCACTGGCCTGGATGCCCAGCAATCCCGGTGCGGTGGCAGCCCTGTCGCTGGCCCAAGACGAACTGCGTGCCAAAAGCCGTGATCTGGTTAGGCGTAACGCCTGGGCCGCCGCTGGTATCGAAGCCTTTGTGGCCAACGCCATCGGCACAGGCATCAAGCCCCAAAGCATGGTCCAGGACCAGGCTACGCGAGAGGCGATTCACAGCCTGTGGTGGGACTGGTGCGAAGAGGCCGATGCCGCAGGCCTTACCGACTTCTACGGTCTGCAGGCACTGGCCACCCGCGCCATGCTCGAAGGCGGCGAAGCCCTGGTGCGACTGCGCTATCGCCGCACCGAAGATGGTCTGCCGGTGGCGCTGCAGATCCAGATGCTGGAAGCAGAGCACCTGCCAACCACCATGAACCGTGATCTGCCCGGCGGCAACGTCATTCGCGCTGGCATCGAGTTCGACCGGCTAGGTCGCCGGGTTGCTTATCACCTGTATCGCTCGCACCCCAATGATGGACTGCTGGCACCGATGTCCAGCAGTGCCGGCGGCGGTGGCATGGACACGGTGCGGGTGGATGCGAGTGAAGTCATCCACCTGTTTCGCCCCTTGCGTCCCGGCCAGATCCGGGGCGAGCCGTGGTTGACCCGGGCGCTCGTGAAGCTCAACGAGCTGGACCAGTACGACGACGCCGAGCTGGTCCGCAAGAAAACCGCCGCCATGGTTCGCCCTGGCGGCTTTTCTTTTGGAGTAACGAATGCCAGAACCTACAAGCAGTGGGGTCGCCGGGGCAGCGGTGGCCTACAAAGCATTTGGTGGAGCCGCCGCAGCGGCTGCCAGCGGAGCTACCCTTGCTGCAGTGGTGGTCATGTTGATGACGCCACCTCGCAACAAACGGGAGTGGGCCGTTGGACTGATCAGTACCGTTGTGTCCAGCATCGGCGGTGGCGCCATGACCGTCGAGCACTTTGGACTTCACCATTGGGCCTTCTCAACCATGGGTCTGTGCGCCCTGGGTGGGTTGATCTTTGCATGTGGTCTACCGGGTTGGGCCTTGGTTCGCTGGACGTTTGCCTTCATCGATAACCGCCGTGACGACTCAATCGACCAAGTGGCCAAAGACGTGAAGGAGCTACTGTGAATCCCAGTGAATTCATCATGCGGCTCACCAAGGCCGCCGTATCGTCAGCCAAAACCTCTGGTGTTCCTGCCAGCATCACGATCGCACAAGCTGCTCTTGAATCCGCTTGGGGGGAGTCTGGTCTGGCCAGGAATGGCAACAACCTTTTTGGGATCAAGGCTGACAGCCGTTGGAGGGGGGAGACTTTGACTCTCCCAACCAAGGAATTCATCAAAGGGCAATGGGTGGTTGTACCTGCCAAGTGGCGCAAATACGAAAGCTGGCAAGCCAGCATTGATGACCACGCCGCGTTTCTGAGGCGCAACCCCCGCTACAAAGATTGCTTTGCTTGCACCACTGCGCAGGCTTTTGCCAAGGCGCTATCGCAGGCGGGTTATGCGACCGATCCCGCTTATTCGGACAAGGTCATTGGTCTGATCAAACAGCACAATCTGCTGGCCTTGGACGGAGAAGCTCCATGAGTTGGCTTAGCCGCTTCATGTTGGCCAACTGGTCGCACATTTTGGGGGCACTAATTCTGCTCATTGCGCTGGTGTTCGGCATGCAAATTGGCGCATCTCGTGTCCAGAAGGCATGGGATGCCGAAAAGCTAAAGATTGCACTGACCCAAGCCAGACAGGAGCAACGTGTAGCCGATGTTCAGCTGACTCAATCTCAAATCACCCAAGATATCTCGAATGAATACGCAAAAAGGTCAAAGCTGCTGGCTGATCGTCAGCTTGACAGTAGTGCTGGCGGGGTGTGCAACATCACCACAGCCGGTGGCAGGGATATGCCCGCCGTTTCCGAAGCTTCCGAACGAGCTGCTCCAACCCGCTCCGACCCTCTACTTGCTCCCCAAGGAGATGCAGGGGTGGTGAGCTGCGAACAGCTGAGCAAGGATGCTGCGCAGACCACCCTAATGCTGATGGAGGTGCAGCGGTGGTACCGAGAGCAATCAGCGATAGAACCCTGAAAATGAAGCCCGACTTGTCTTAGGACAGGTTGGGCTTTTTTGCGTTTCTAGGCATGAATTGGTAATCGTCCCCTAGAACCAAAGGGCTGAGAAGTAGAATTTTTTCCAAAGGAAGAGGTTCTAGATGAGGAAGTCAAAATTCACCGACAGCCAGATCATGGATGCGGTCAAACGGGTTGAAGCGGGCTTTGCGGTACCCGATATTTGCCGAGAGCTGGGTGTGAGCACGGCGACGTTCTACAAGTGGCGCGCCAAGTACGGCGGCATGGACGTGTCGATGATGTCGCGCATGAAGGAGCTCGAAGACGAGAACCGGCGCTTGAAGAAAATGTACCTTGAGGAAAAGCTCAAGGCCGAGATCGTGTCGGAGGCGCTTGAAAAAAAGTGGTGAGGCCATCTCACAGGCGCGAGATGGCCAAAAGAGCAGTGAGCGAGCGCGGGGCGTGCATACGGGTGGCCTGCCAGGCGTTTGCCATCAGCGAATCGTGCTTTCGTTATGAGCGCAAACTCGACGCAGAGAATACCGAAGTGGCCAACTGGCTGCTGCGTTTGACCGACAACCACCGCAGCTGGGGCTTTGGCCTGTGTTATCTGTATTTGCGCAACGTCCGGGGCTTCAAATGGAATCACAAGCGCGTGTACCGAATCTACAAAGAGCTGGAGCTCAACTTGCGGATCAAGCCGCGAAAGCGCTTGGTGCGCGACAAGCCTGAGGCGCTGACCGTGCCAGAGGGCATCAACCAAGTGTGGTCGATGGACTTTATGCACGACCAGCTTGAAGACGGCAGGACGTTTCGATTATTCAACGTCATCGATGACTTCAACCGCGAGGCCATCGGGATGGAGGTGGACTTCTCCTTGCCTTCTGAGCGTGTCATACGCGAGCTCAAGCAAATCATCGCTTGGCGGGGCAAGCCGCAAGTGATTCGTTGTGATAACGGACCGGAATACATCAGTGGCGCGATTCAAAACTGGGCTGCTGAGTGGGGCATCAGGCTGGAACATATTCAGCCGGGTAACCCCCAACAAAACGCCTACGTGGAACGATTCAACAGGACGGTACGATACGAGTGGTTGTCACAGTACTACTGGAGAGACTTGGCGCAGGTTCAAGACTTCGCCACCCAATGGATGTGGTCTTACAACCATGACCGACCCAACATGGCCTTGGGCGGATTCACACCAAAGCAGCGACTGGCCATGGCTGTGTAACGTTTCTACTTCTCAGACCCCTGCAAAAGGGGAGGATTACCAATTGATACATGGATCTAGGTAATGAATTCCATGTGATATGACAAATTCTTTGATTTGCATTGTGGGCAGAAAATCATTTTCTCTCGCTCAAATTTACCGCCGCAGTCGCATATCAAGCTCTCTTTATATTGATTCGCTTTGCCCCGACCTCCCCCGGTAAGTGAGGTGATTTTTCCGCAAGATTGGCACTGAAATCCAGAATGACTACTGTCGATTCCGTGAATAAACGAAGTTACCTTCTCGCTGTGCTGGCAATCTCGGCAATGAATTGATCCACAACCACCCATGCGTTGAAACCAGAGTCCAACCGACTTTTCAAGTCGATCTCTTTCGATCTCAACTTGCGATCTACGTTCCGACCAGATCTCCACGCACACCATGCAGGCCGATGAAGCTCTCGTCGATTAAGAGGTATC